ATAAAAGTTTGATCAGCTCCTGATAAAACAATATTTAAACTTGTTTTTGTAAGATCTGTTTCTTCTGTAAAAGATGGAACAGAAACTAAAAAAGACGATGCAGTATATGTAGTGCTTGATCCTGAAATAGATGATGTAAGGTCAAAACTATTATCTGTTAAGTTTACTGGAGTTCCAAATCCAATGGATAACAAATGAACTGGTAATATCTCATTTGTTAGAAGTTCGTTCTTTACTGCTGTTGTTAGTGTTCTTGCCATAATCTTCTATACTCTTTCTAATAACCTTTATATCACCATTCACTATGTAGTCAGCATTTTTTGATGGGAAGTCGTATTTTTTCAAGTTTAGATTTTCAACATCAATATCATCTGCCTCGACTATTTCCTCTGCCAAGATGTCAGCATTCATAAAATATTTAATTTTATACTGCTTCTTCGACATCTATTTCAAACTTATATAATAAATTTCCTGACCCATCAGCTCCCACAACTCCAAACTCCTGTATATCGTTTGTTAAATGAACTGTAAAAGGAATGTTATCATAAGTGACTACTGAATCATCAACTAAAGCAGTTCTTAGCGGAGGTTCTATTGTTATCGTTGCTTCATTAGATCCATCTGCTGTTGCATCTGCAACCACCATATATACTTTGCTGTGCGAGGCAAATTTAACAAAATCACCAGCTTTTAAAGTTCCTGTCATAGCATCAATATCTATTGTTGTGTCACCTATAGCATGAGTTCCATTTACCAGGACAGTTCCACTTACATTCCCTCTTGCATCTTCAACTTCAGGAGGAATGATTGTAAAATTTTCTTTTTGAGACCTCTGCTTCATAATAAAGGCCATAAGCTCACCATATATATCAGATCGTTTTCCAACTATAATAGATGCAGTAAAACCGAACCTTTGATTATCTATTTGCCTTGATAATTTTTTACCTGATAATGATTTAGATATAATTGTGTCTTGCAAAGACTTGATACCCATAGTCTCAAAGTTTGCAGTTGATATTGGAAATGCTCCTGACATTAGATTAACTCTCCTCTACCTTTTTCAGTTAAGGCATTATTAATAATAGCAGTTATTGTCCCTCTGTTTTCTACCAAAGCCTGATCAAACCCTCTTGAGTCTATTGTATTTATATTAAAATTAACAACTGCTGATCTTCCACCCATACCTCTAGCAGATTGAGTTATTTGACCAGTGCTATTTGGTATAAACATTTCAGGGCCTCTCTCACCAACCATAATAGGTTTGCCTTTTGATACTGCACCACCTTGAGCAAAACCTGGACTAGTAAAACCTAAAAAACCTAAAGGGTTTCCTGACATAAGCATCATCATACTTTGAATTCTAAGTTGTTTTTTCTTTTCACTTGTTATT